GGCTCAGACGATATGCTAGGTGCAGCCGTGTTCTCCTACTGGGCTGACACCGTAGTTAAGATAGTCAAGACAGGCGAGAAGGGTAATGAGGTCGGTCTTACCCTTAATTTCGACATTATACGCCATGCGGAGGAATTGATAGAGCCTAAGGAGGTGGTGTTCAATCGGGAAGACCTGATGTTCCATGAGGGAGAGAGGTTGATTCACGTCAAGTAGGAGAGAGGAGATATGACTAGACCATCAGAGGAACGAGTTGACTTTAAGGCTGAAGCGACCGACTTAGGAGGAGGCTTACACGCCTTTGGTCCTCCTCCATTCAGAGACAGCTTTGAGTCAAGGCTGCACCACGTCCGGCGTGGCCTTGTCGAAGCCAGGAGCCATATGGTGTCGCTGACCCAAGAGGAACAGGCCTTAGAACGCATCCTGGGAAACACCCAGTAGAAGGAGTAACGTATGACTCAAGAAGATATTAGTGTAGAGAAGCCCTCAGGTGGAGATACACCACTGAGGCACTTCAAGGGTACTCTTTCGGATGACCCCACCAAACCCTTGCGAGAGGAGAGGTCAACGAAGGACGGTAGCCGCAAGTACGTGGTTATCAACTTCAACTTCCTAGATGTTGAAGTTCTGGATTCAGTGGAGCCTTTCCCCTTCCCCATAGCCCTCATCACGATAGGCTATGCGGCGCCCCAAACGTCCAGAGGTAGCACCAAGTGGGAGGCGTTCTCAGGCTCTTTGCGGAAGTTGATGCCCGACAATCCTGATGTGAACCTGCTCAAAGGCAAGCGCCAGGAGTGGAAGATGGACACCCGCAAGTTGCGGCGCGGCCTGACAGACGAAGAGGGTCAGCCTGTAATGGATGCCAACAACAACCAGGTATGGGGTGACGTGGATACCCTGTGCTGGACCGTTGTAGCTGTGGATGGGCTGGGCTCAGTCCAGGAGGCTGATGAGGAGTTCAACGCCTACCTCGTGGACTTGGCTGATGGCAAGACTGAGGTGCAGTTCTATGAGGTAGCCCTCGTCGATGAGAAGGTACGCGGCAGGCCCAACATCGTGCAGGCCATCGTGGACCGCAAGCTGCTGAACACCCTCAAGGAGATGAACCTACTCACGCGGGATGCGGAAGGGGTCCTGCACAAGGTGACAGCAGAGGCACCTACGGAGGCGCCTACTACTTAGTCAGGTATGGGGTGTCCTCGGGTTCACGAGCTTTGGCGGGCTTGGCCTGGGGGCACCCCACCTGGAAAGGAGAGAAATGGCCGAGTGTTGTACGCACTGTAGGCTCAAGGACCTAGCTGAACCTCCATTTGATGAGATAGTAGGCGAGTGGCCGGCTGAGGTCACGCTACCTCGCTGGCTAACATCCGACGCTGCTACATGGGTAACAAAGGAAGGACAAGTCATACCTATTATACAGCTTGAGGACAGGCACCTGTACAATATCTACAGGATGCTAGGACGCATCCAATCTCAGATAGATGAGATGGATGAAGAAGGACATCTCATAGGTGGGGACCCACCGACTGGCCTGTTTGACACCAAGTACATTGCAATTGAGGAAGAGATGGACAGGCGTAACATACCGAAAGGAGTGACCACATGAAGTGGACTAACCGCTACAACATCGACCCGGTGATAGCCCAGGCCGTGATGACGGATGACTACGAGGCTGTAGGTGACATCTCGGTCACTCGCCTAGTACGTCCTCCGCAGATCACATATCTGGAGCACAAGCATGAGGACGAGCTAGAGCAGGACGTAGTGGACGGCCTGTTCGCGCTAGAAGGGAGGGCCTTACACCACATACTCAGCTTGGCCAGGGATGAAACCAGGCTACAAGAGCACCGCCTGACAGTAGACTACAATGGATGGACTATCTCAGGACAGTTTGATGTTCTCTACCAATTGGCTCCTAACCAGGAACACATACTCAAGGACTACAAGGTATCCTCAGTATGGAGCCACATACTGGGTGGCAAAGAGGACCATGAGGAGCAGCTTAACTTCTATGCCTACCTGGCACGGGAGAACGGCATACAGGTGGACGAGGCGAGGGTAGTCATGTGGTTCCGTGACTGGATGAGGTCTCAGGTGGAGCGGGACAAGCAGTATCCCCCACTCAAGGTACTGGAGCATAGGATACCCTTGTGGGCACCTGCCCAGGTGGAGACACAGTTCCAGGCAAAGGTATCCTTGCACCAGATCGCCAGGGGACAGGGTATCTACCCTCCATGTACTCCTGAGGAGAGATGGGCCAGGCCTGACTCCTGGGCAGTGACGAAGGCTGGTGCTAAGAAGGCGTATAGAGTGTTTGAGGAGCCTGCGCTGGCTAAGGCTATGGCCGACAGCATGAGCGGCTATGAAGTAGTGTATAGGCCAGGCGAGAACGCTAGGTGTGCAGGCTACTGCTCAGTTGTGGACTTCTGCCAGCAGGCCAAGGAGCTAGGCGTAGTTAGGAAGGAAGGCTAAGATGAAACTCATGTTCCTTTGCAACAGAGAAGTTAGAGTCGTACCTAAGGGATGGGTCTTGTCCAAGATGGCAACCCTCTCAGAGGATATGCCTGACGTATCTGGCCTAAGCAAGGAGGATACTCAACTTGTAGCTTACGAAACAACATCAGAAGGTGCGGCTATAAGTCCGCCCTTCGACAACTCACCCGAGGGCAAGTATGCATTGGTGCAATACTGCACCGAGCACTGCTCCACCTTTGCGGATATGAAGACAAGCGCCGAGGCATGGGCAGCAATCCTCTTCGGAGAAGGCTGCGCCTATGTTCACATGGATGGACGAGTTGAGGTCAGTGGAGGCAGTAGTAGTGCCTGACCCCGATGTGTATGGCCTGGCATGGAAGCTGCTGGAGCAGAGGATAAACAAGACGAGGAGGCAATCCATATCCAAGAAGGACCTAGCTGAGTGGCAACTCAAGGCACTGGAGCAAGCGGTGGATATACTCGTTTGCCATAGGTCAGGTGATGGCAAGTAAAAGGAGGCTTAGACGCCGACAGTGCCGGAGGAAGACCCGCTACGCCTCTAAGCAGGAGGCTAGGCAGGCCGGACTGAGACCTAGCCTATCCATATACAAGTGCCCGTTCTGTACTGGCTACCATGCAGGACACAAGCCGAGAAGGAGATGAGAAGATGGCACAAGACCCAGGCCCCACACAGCATGAGGCTTACAAGGCTCTGGATGATTTATTGACAGGTGTAAGCCTGCTACCTCTAGGTCAAGTAACCTCCCGACCCGTCTTGCATAAGGCAATAGACAGTGGCATAGAGGTCCTTGACAGAGCAGTAAGAGAAGGTCGGTATGTCCTGCCACCTCGCCAGCGGTAAACAGATAGACTATGCGGACTCCTTAGTGGAGTACCTGGAGAAGGAGCAGCATCATAGCGTGGCCAGGTACAAGGCCAAGGTGACAGACGCCCATGACTGCATAGGAGATATGTCCAAGCTGATTGACCAGATGAAGGACATCAGAGAGGAGATACAGGAGGCAGACGATGTTGTTAAGCATTGAAGGTGATGAGGCAACCGGCAAGACCACACTAGCCTATTCCGCTCCGCTGCCCATAGTGGGTTTTGCCTATGATATGGGTATAGAGCGAGCTATCAAGGGAGGTAAGTATGAGGAGTTGTTCGCTGGCCTAGACATCCTGATAATACCCTACAGCAAGGACGCAACGCACCTCGGTGGTGTCCCTCCTTGGGATGGTAAGGACATCACCATCTTTGAGTTGCCTAGCCCTATCCAACTGGACTCCATGAGACTGGTAGGCAATACGGCCTTATGGCTCTACTCCATCAACCTCATGGCTGCGGCCTTCTCTGACCTTGCTATATCCACTATAGTAGTGGACACCATGACAGTAGCGAGGAGGGCCAAGGCTAGCTCTCACCTGGAGGAGCTACAGAGGGCCGCTTATGCTCCTGATGGCAGTCTCCTGCCAGATGGCAAGGGTGGCTTCCTGAAACCTCGTGAGCAGCTTATCCAGATTGAGTATGGCAAGATCAACGATGCCGTCAGGGACATCTATACTACTGGTGCAGGAGTCAAGCAGGCCAGCGGTAGGCCTAAGAACCTTGTTGCCACTCACCACCTGACTGACGAGAGGAAGGAGGGCCTGGATGAGAAGGGCCAGGTTGTTCAGATGCTCACAGGCAAGAAGATACTGGAAGGCCTAGCCCAGACTCACCGCTTCGTGGACATAGCCATACTCACTACCAAGGAGAACAAGGAGATCAAGGGTGAGTTGAAGAAGTGTGGCTACAGCCTGGCAATGGAGGGCACCGTCCTCGCCAACCCTACTTGGGATTCCATAGCTAACCTGGTCTCGATGGGGACAGGGGATAGGATAGAGGTAGATAGGAGGAACCACGATGGGGATTGAGGACTTCCTTGCAACCATCCCTAGGAGTTACTGGGACAACCCTATCAGGACAGTCCATAGCTCTGGCAACAGTGGGTTCATAAGGACTTCGTACCTTGCGAAGGTTACGATTGTCGAGCTGCCGTGCTGCATCAGTCTGATGGCGCTAGTCGGTCCCGACCATCATAGAGAGGACTGTGAAGCGTTAAGGGCCGTGCAATCCTGGGAAGGAGGATGGTTCTGATGTCCTGCACTTGGCTCACCGTCAAGGAGGCAGCGGACTTCATCAAGGTTCACTACACCACTATGCAG